GGTTCTGGGACTCATACAGTATCATAAAACATAAATAAATTAAAAGAAAGAAAGCTACCATGAAACTTATTACAGAAGTCGTTTACTAATATGTTTGCAAAGGCGGCGATTTTTTCTAGTTCTGGAAGTTCTTCAATATTTAATAGTACATTACACTATGAAGTGATCGGTGGTGGTGGTGGCGGTGGATATGCTCACGGTGGCGGCGGCGGGGGTGCTGGAGCATTTATTTCAAGTTATGATTCTAGTGGGGGTGGACAATCTGCCCAACCTTCTTTAACTATATCACAGGGAACCACATATACCGTTACTGTTGGCCTAGGTGGAGCGGGTTCTACCAGTAGATCGGCTACAGGTTCTAATGGTTCTTCTAGCAGTTTAAGTGGGGCGGATATTACTACGATAACGGCTAATGGCGGAGGTGGCGGCGGCAGTTACGATCTCGGTGCGTCTAATGGTCAAAGTAATGGAAATGCTTCTGGCGGCGCAGGTAGTCCGGGCAATAACACCCGCTCGGGCGGCGGAGGTCTCGGTGGCTCTGGCGGCACCTACGGTTACGCTGGTGCAATCGCACAGTCCGGTTCAAACGTTTCTGGCTCGGGTGGAGGCGGTGCTGGCGGTAATGGAGCAACCGCTAGCGCTAGTAATATAGGAGGAAACGGAGGTAATGGTGTAACGTCTACTATCAAAGGTTCCTCGGAATATGTCGCTGGTGGCGGCGGTGGTGGTGTAGGTTTCGCCAGCCACACGGCTGGTTCAGGAGTGGCCGGCGGCGGTAATGGAGCAAGCACTGGCGCTGGTGATAACGGAACAGCCGGAACAGGCGGTGGCGGTGGCGGTGGCGGATATGTGTCGGGAGACACCGCAGGTGGTACCGGAGGAAGTGGAAGAGTAGTAATTCGTTTTGCATCAACCAATGGAACCCCATCTACCACCGGTGGAGCAACAGTAACAACTTCTGGAAGTGATACTATAGTAACTTTCACTTCTAGTGGAACATTTTCGTTCTAAATACACATAATAAATTAAAAGAAAGAAAGCTACCATGAAACTTATTACAGAAGTCGTTGAAGACATTCAATACCTTACAGAACAAAACGATGAAGGCGAAAAAAGCTATTATATCGAAGGTATCTTCATGCAAGCGGAGAAGCCTAATCGTAATGGTAGAATATATCCCAAATCAGTTTTAGAAAAAGAAGTAAATCGTTATAATAAAGAATATGTTATGAAAAATCGTGCATATGGCGAATTAGGGCATCCACAGGGACCTACCATCAATCTAGAAAGAATGTCACATCTTATCAAAGAAATCAAAGTCGATGGAAACAACTTTGTTGGTAAAGCAAAGATTATGGATAGCCCTTATGGAAATATTGTAAAAAATCTAATCAAAGAAGGTGCTTCACTCGGTGTTTCTTCAAGAGGTATGGGTTCTTTGAAGAGAAAGAATGGTATCAATGAAGTACAAAGAGATTTTTATCTTGCAACTGCGGCTGATATTGTTGCTGATCCTTCAGCGCCAGACGCTTTTGTAAATGGTATTATGGAGAACGTGGAGTGGATTTATGAAAATGGTGTATGGTCTCAAAAAGACCTAGAAAGCGCTAAAAAAGAAATTCATGAAACCTCAAAAGCAAACCTTGAAGATAAAAAAATACAAATCTTCGAGAATTTTATCAATAATCTAAAAATTCTATAATTTATAAATAAGAGTAAAGATATCTATAAGGAGTCTAAAATAATGCATGAAGAAAATTTAGAAGAACAGGAAACTGATCTAGAAGAAGCTAAAACAGCTTCTATGGGTGACGAATCAGAAATTCCTGATCCTGCAACCACAGGTTCTTCAAAACGCTCTGCTGATAAAGATGGAGGCGAAAAGACTCCTATGAAGCAGGGTAATTCACCAAAGACAAAGGTTGGTATGATCACTGCTATGGTTGGCAAGATGCATAGTATGAAGTCTTCAGAAATCAAGGCTGCATATGATGCAGTTGTTGGTACTTCAGAAACTTCTCGTCCGGCCGACCAGAGTGGCGGTGAAATGAATATTGTTATGCAAGGAAATTCAAAAATCAAAGAAGCACTCAATCCACTAGAAGCTGGTGACATTGATATTGAAGACGATATCAAGGCACTATTTTCATCGGATGAAAGTCTCTCTGAAGAATTCAAAAAGAAGGCTGCTACAATTTTTGAAGCTGCAATCATTACTACAGTGAATGAAGTTCTAGCAAGTATTTCCGAAACTGTCGAAACTACTCTTGAAGAAGAAAGTGTATCTCTCCGTGAAGGTATGGAAGAAAAGCTTGATAATTATCTTGACTATGTAGTTGAAGAGTGGATGAACGAAAATAGAGTTGCAATCGAAGGCGGCCTCCGTACCGAAATTGCAGAAGAATTCATGGGCACCATCAAAAAGGCTCTTGAAGAACATTATATTGAAGTTCCTGAAGATCGTGTAGATGTTCTAGAAGAACTTTCACAAAAAGTCGAAACTCTAGAAGAAACCGTCGATAAAGAAATTGAAAAGAATATCAAACTTCAAGAAGAAATTGAATCATATCAAAAAGAGTCTATTTTCACTGAAGTTTCTGAAGACCTTTCTCTAGCCGATAAAGAAAAGCTTCGCAATCTATCTACAAAGCTAAACTTTATCAATGAAGAAGATTATCAAGAAAAACTAGAAACTCTTAAGGAAAGTTATTTTTCAGATGATGATGATCTAGATTCTATCATCGATGAAGAAGAACCACTACAAGAAGAACTTCAAGTATCACGTATCGATCCAGCAATGGAAGCATACACTCGCAATATTTCTCGTTTTGCGGGAAATAGCAAAAAAACAAACGCAAAAGAGTAATTTTTATAAATAAAAGTAATACTGCAATAAGGAGTAAATAAACAATGTTAGTCGAAGAGCTAATCAAAAAGTGGCAGCCAGTCCTAGAACATCCTGATCTAGATGAAATCAAGGACTCACGCCGTCGCGCAATTACCGCACAACTTCTTGAAAACCAGGAAGTAGCTGCACGCACAGGTGGTCTAGGCGATAGAGTTAGCCTAACCTCTCTTCTAGAAGCTGCACCAGTCAACGCAATGGGTGCTTCTAGCTCAACCGCTGGCGATGGCGCGGTAGATATTTACGATCCAGTTCTTATCTCTCTCGTTCGTCGCTCTATGCCAAATCTAATGACTTATGACGTTATGGGCGTACAGCCAATGACCGGTCCTGTCGGGCTTGTCTTCGCTATGCGTTCACGTTATACTTCACAGTCTGGCAAAGAAGCCCTATTCAATGAAGCAAACACTAACTTCTCTGCAACCGCTGCTGGTAACACCGCTCACCAGTCTGCAAACTCACAGTATAGTGTTTATACTTCAAGTGATCCAACTGCTGCTGGCTACGGCTTCCAGGAAGGTTTCTCAACCGCTTTCGGTGAAGCTCTTGGAGATGGCTCTGGTAACGCATTCCAGGAAATGGGTCTATCAGTCGAAAAGGTCAGTGTAACCGCTCGCGAGCGCGCACTAAAGGCAGAATACACTGTTGAACTTGCACAGGATCTAAAGGCAATTCACGGGCTAGACGCTGAAACCGAACTTGCTAACATGCTTTCGGCTGAACTTCTAGCAGAAATGAACCGCCATGCAATCCGTGCAATCAACGCAACCGCTTCTGCTGGTGCCCAAGATAACGTTACAACTGCTGGTACTTTCGACCTTGACGTTGATGCAAACGGTCGCTGGTCAGTAGAGCGCTTCAAAGGTCTTCTATTCCAGATTGATCGTGAAGCTAATGCTATCGCAAAAGCAACCCGGCGCGGAAAGGGTAACATCATGATTTGTTCTTCTGATGTTGCTTCCGCTCTAAGTGCTGCTGGCGAACTCGATTACACTCCAGCACTTTCAAACACTCTAAATGTAGACGATACCGGTAACACCTTCGCTGGTGTAACTCGCGGTAACATTCGCGTCTATATTGATCCATACTTCTCTAGTGCCGCTGGTAAGCAGTATCTAACAGTCGGATATAAAGGCTCTAACGCCTTCGATGCTGGCTTGTTCTACTGCCCATATGTACCACTACAGATGTTCCGCGCAATCGGCGAAAATAGCTTCCAGCCAAAGATCGCCTTCAAGACTCGTTACGGTATGGTCGCAAACCCATTTGCAACTACCGCCGCTGACGGTGCAGTCTCTAGCGCTAATAAGAATGTCTATTATCGCCTTGTAGGTGTTGCAAATCTAATGTAAGATGAACAATTAAGTTTTATCCTGCATAAATAAATACTCCCAGAAGAAAACTTTTGGGAGTATTTTTTTACAATCAAAAGAGTGATGATAAATCACCGAAAACTAAAAAGAGTCTTTACGGGCTCTTTTTTTTATACATATTTTTCATTTCAAGATATTCGCTCGGAAATCCCGCACTTTTATCCAAATAAGTGCAGGCTGTCTCTAAAGCCCATTCAGGATTTCTAGCCATATAAGATTTCACACTAGAAGGATTTTTTTTCATATCTTTCGCATAATCTACAATAGCATACCGATATACGGAAGATTTAAAATACATGTTATCTCCTAGATATAAATAGTGACACTAGATATATTTAGAAAGCATAAAAATGGCAACTTCACCAACAAATAAAAATATGTTAGGTCAGACTGGTTTTAGATTAGTCTTCGATCGACTTCCAAACGTTACTTATTTCTCTCAATCTGCGGAATTGCCTGGAGCATCTTTAGGAACAATTCTAAAAAATACTCCACTTATCGACTATCCAATTCCAGGAGAAAAGTTGACATTTGATCCATTCAATGTTACATTTAGAGTAGACGAAGATATGTCTAACTATGTCGAACTTTTCGATTGGATGGTAGGCATTACTGGCGTTTCCTCTACAGAAGAAAGACGATTATATGAAGCTTCTTCTAGAAACCAATCGATATACTCAGATGCAACCTTGATGATTCTCACAAGCAAATATAATCCAAATCTTAGAATCAAATTCAAGAATATGTTCCCTGAATCTATCACACCTCTAAGATTCGATACAACCGCATCCGATATAGAATACCTAGAATGTACCGCAAATTTCAGATATATAAACTATACTATTGAGAGGGTATAATATATGAAAATTGAAGATATTATGGAAGAGTGGAAAAAAGATGCTAAAATTGACGAAATAAACCTAGACACCTCCAGCATAGATATTCCAAATCTTCACGCTAAATGGCTTGAAATTAGAACAAAAGCAAAATCAAAACTAATAAAACTCCAATACACTAAAAAGAAACTCACAAAAACTCTATATGAATACTATAGAGGAAATCTAAATAATCCCGACGATCTAAAAGAAATCGGGCGAGAACCACTTCTCAATAAACCTCTAAATTCAGAAACTACGATATATGTTGATGCAGACGATGAAATGATCAACATAAATCTCCGTATTGCAGCGCAAGAAGAAATCGTAGAGGTACTCACAGAAATTCTAAAAAGTATCAATAATCGCAATTGGGTAATCAAAGCGGCTGTAGACTATAGGAAACTAACTCATACATGATTGAAATCGTTCCATATAACGAAACTTACATTCAAATCAAAACAGATAAAGGCGTGGCTATGGAACTTAAGGAAGAATTCTCTTTCTTTGTTCCTGGATACCGTCATATGCCTAAGTTCAAGTTTACACCTTGGGACGGCAAAATATACTTGTTCAATGCTCATAAAAGAACGATTTATAAAGGTCTTCTAAGTCATGTGATAGACTATTTCGAAACTAACGATTATCAATATACGATAGATGAAAGTCTAATAGAAACGGAAGAAATCTCACTTTTCGAAGCAGGCAAATTCTGTCAGTCTCTAGACCTGCCTATGGACCCATACGATTATCAGGTAGACGCTTTCTGCCATGCTGTAAGAAATAATCGTGCTCTTTTCCTTTCTCCAACAAGTTCTGGTAAATCTTACATCATATATCTTATAACACGTTTCTATGAAGGGCGCAAGCTTATTATTGTACCTACCAAAGGTCTTATAAAACAAATGCACACAGACTTTCAACAATACTCTAAAGGTACTTATGAAGGTTTAGACCATGAAAAAAAATGGAAAGATGGTGTCATATCAGATTCTATAGTGACTACATGGCAATCTATATATAAACTACCACAAGAATTCTTCGATCAATTTGATGTAATTATTGGTGATGAAGCTCATCATTTCCAAGCAAATAGTCTTACAAGTATTCTTGAAAACTCTCCTAACTGTAAATATCGATTTGGCTTCACAGGAACTTTAGATGGAGCTAAAGCACATAAAATGGTTCTTGAAGGATTATTCGGAAAAGTCTATCAGACAACTACCACAAAAGAACTCATGGAAGATGGTAAAGTAGCAGAACTTTCTATCAAAATGATCAATCTAAAATATCCTGATAAGATACGACAAGCTCTAGCTAAAGCGAAATATCAAGACGAAATCAATTACATTATTTCCAGTAAAAAACGAAATAACTTCATAAAAAACTTGACATTATCACTAAAAGGTAATACACTATTACTATTTCAACGTGTAGAAGATCATGGAGAAAAACTATACGAAATTATAAAAGATGAAGCTACCAATCGTAAAGTCTTTTTTGTTTACGGCAAAACTAATGTAGACGCGAGAGAAGAAGTCAGAACAGTAGTAGAACAAGAAAAAGATGCTATCATCATTGCAAGTTATGGTGTGTTCTCTACTGGTATTTCCATCAAGTCTATCAATAATGTAATTTTTGCTAGTCCGTCAAAAAGTAGAATCAGAAATCTTCAATCTATTGGCAGAGGATTAAGAATTAGTGAGACTAAAACTAAATGTACTCTATACGATATTTCAGACGATTTCAAGTGGAAAACATGGACCAATCACACTTTGAAACATATGCAGGAAAGATTCAAAATTTATAGCTCAGAAAAATTTAAAATAAAACTTTACAATGTAAAACTGAAATAGGAGAATAACTATGATGAATACTCATAATGACTTTTATAAAATTATAAACACAAGTAATGGTATTATTATTGGTAAAGTTATTGCTACAAGTACTTCTGGCGTTCTGATTCATAAACCACAATTTGTAAATTACAATGAAGAAGAAGAAATGATTTATCTAA